TCACGCATAGAACATATGCGCCCCAATCAGCGCCATGGATTTCATGCTCTTGGCCCAGACAGGTTCAATGTCATGGCGGTGATAATGCGTAGCGCCGCCTGTCGGATCTTTAAGCAGCCCACCCCATACCTGACAGCCTATCGCAAAGGCGCGGCAATAGGCCGCATCTCCAAAGCCCAATTGCAGCAGCTTGTCCCGGTTGCCATCGTCCACATTCCACGCGGAAAATTGCCTTGGCGCGCGGCACGCGCCCACAATCGTGCCATCGCCAAACAGCGGATGCACGCGCTTCCGCCTTGCGATAAACGCCTGCGCCGCCAGCACCCGGTTGCGTATCACCCAGGCGACCGCCGTCTGGCCCTCCCCGCTCTCGCCGCGCGCCTCTCCCCAGATGCTGCGCGCCAGGGTTTCCATGTCATGCAGGTCCACAATATTCATGTTTTGTTCTTTCATAATGAAGCCCCCAGCGCCAGATAATGAATGGCCACGCGGATCACCCCGCCGGTGAAATTGCCGCCCACCGCGCTAAACCGGATCGGCGTATTGGCGTAAAACGCCGTCGGCCCGGTGACGCCAATATTGTTGCTGCCCGCCGCAATCCCCAGTGAACCGCCATATTTACTGGCCTCGCCCGCAATGCCGCAATTGTACGACGTGGCTCCGGTAATAGCCGTCTGTACACGAACAGTTACCCCAAACACAATCGCCCTGTCGGGTATCTGGATCACCGTATCCGATGCCGCCGCCAGCGCCAGCGTGTGTTGCTCCTCCAATATCCGGAACATGGTGTGCGCACCCAGCGGCGCCTTCGCCACATGGCTTTCACGCGCCTTCAACGTATGCGTCCATGCACCCGAATCATAATAAATGGATAGCGCCTCATCCGCGACCCACGCCTTCCAGCCATTACTTGGTGTACGGAACACCCATGCCCCTGCCTGATATGCGGCAATCTTGCCCGCCTGCCCAACCCATGCGCCGGTTGCCCCCGCCGCCACCAGATAGCGATCCCCTTCCACCGGGCTGCCCGGCGGCGCGGTCAGATCCCGGTCCAGCACAGCAAGCTGCACCAGCGCATCCAGCCCGCTCAGCGCCTCATTCACAGTCACATGTTTTTGCGATTGCGCCGCCTCCAGATAGGGCAGCGCCAGATTTGCCGAATTCGCCATTGCGTATTTCCTCCCTTGATGTGTTGCGTCCAAAAGCTGCGGCTAATATCCATTTCATCCATTGAGAATTTCCTCCCGCGCCGCACCGCGTCCAAAGCTGGTTGATATCTGCGTGATCGCCACGGATAGCGGCAGTGCGGGCGCCACGCCAAAATCCGTGGTCTGCTGCGCGGCGGTGTACACCACAGCTGGGCTCACTGCTGTTAATGTGCGCTTGATGACGCTACCGCTCAGAATATCCACCTCATAGCGCTCACTATCCTCCGCCAACGGAACTTCGCCTTGCTCCCAGCTATCGCCGCCAATGCGGGTGCGCCGCACCCAGCTTACTGTCAGATCATTGGTCGCAACATTGCGCGCCACGCGCAGTTGCGCCACACTCAGCGGCCGCAAGCCAATACCACGCGCCGTCACCACCGCCGTTTGATAGGTAAAATCATCAATCGTTCTTGACGCCGGGCCATAACGCCAGTTCAACGCCAGCCCCCGCTGCTCCGCCGTCAAACCCGTTTCGCGCACCGCGCCATTCAGCAGCACAAAGCGCGCCCCCGCCGCCACCGGATTGCCCATCGCCCGTTCCGTTCCCGCCTGACCGCGCAACAAACGCGACAGCTTGTATTTGCCCGGCGCCACCAGCTCCGCATTGGCGAACTGAAACACTTCCCAGGCGCCACTGGCATTCCGGATCGCCGCCGCATTGGCGCCCCCCAGCACGGAAAGATCATCGCGCGATTCAAGCTGGCCCTCAAACAGCGTCACCCACACCGCATTGCCCATGTCCCAGCGCGCCGTAGGCCCTGAATAAAAAGCCGTATCACTGTCTCCCATCACCGCTGGCGTCTCAATCATGCGGTCCAGCACATAGCCGGTGGTTGCCGGACTTTTATGCAGCGCGATGGCCCCTGGCCAGGGATTGGCATATGCCGCCACCCGTAAAACATGGCCTGCCTCCGCTCCGCCCAACACCGGCAGATCAAGAAATTCCACAATCGGCCGCCCCACACTGGTCACCGCAGGCAAGCTCTGCATACGCTCCGGCCCTGCTGGCTGCCGCACAAGCCTCGCATCCACCTGTATGGCTTCAACCGTCCGCACGCCTGCATCACCGACCCGTTCAATACGCAAACGATGGCTGCTATCCTTCCCGGAAAACTCGATCACATCGCCCGGATCCAGCGCCAGCGACGACGGCGGCAATGCAAACCGCGCCCGTTCCCGTCCGGTCCAGGCTTCCTGCAACAGGCTATCGGCAATGCGCTGCGCATTCTCCTGCCCCATCACAACCGGCAAATTCAATACCGAAACCCGTGCGCTTGCGCCCGTCAGTTTGCGGCTATCCACACTGCCCTGACGGTAATCGGCGGCCCCATCAATATATTGCAGCTTCACCGCCAGCGGCAGCTCGGTTTCCTGCGCCCGTGTCAGCTCATAATCCGGGTTTCCCTGACTGTTCACCGCCACCACATCCGCCTGGGTCAGATCAGCAACCGCCGCCCGCCCGCGATGCACAAACCGGATCAGCCCCTCACTTTCCACCGCATCAAAAAAATACGCCTGCATCAGCGGTTGCAGGGCGTCGCGCGCAGACATGATCCTGTCAATGACAAAGCCATCCACAATGCCAACCAGCCCCGTCGCATCAAATTGCGTGAAGCCGCTCTCAAACAGAATATTCTCCACAATTTCCCGCAACCCGCTCGCGCCCAGACGTCCATTGATCCAGTGCCCCAGCCGCCAGTTATCCGCATCCGTCCACAGATCGCGGCGTGCCGGAAAATCGGGCCAGGGCCGCGCATCCCAGGTCCAGACATGGATATTTTCCGGGTCAACCATGCGCCCGCCATAAACGGCGCTGACCGGATTATTGCCTGCAACAAAATTCGTGTTTGCCGGATCCCAAAATTGATGAATGGCCTGTAAAAACCGGCGCTGAATAAAATCATCCCGCGTACCACGCGAAAAATGCGGAGCACGGCTTTCCGATGATTTCGGATCAATGAACTTATTGGGTTCATTGGCGCCTTTATCCACCGCCGGACAGCCGGTTTCCGTAAACCAGACCGGCTTGCCTTGCGGCGTCCAGGCGGTTGGCGTTGCGCTTTGCACGCCGCCCGGACGATTGAAATGCGGCTCGCCCCACCAGTTCCACAAATCCTTGTACCGGTACACCCAGGGCTTGCCATAGGTGCCATCGGTAATCGGTGTACGGATTTGATTGGTGCGATTGGCGGCGGATGCGTAATACCAGTCATACCCCTCACCGCCGCGAATATTGCCGCGCAGATAGGGTAAATCATAAATCGAATCCGCCACATCTGCATCCAGATGCGCATCCCCATCGCGCCAGTCGCTCAACGGCATATAGAGATCGATACCGACAAAATCCACATTGACGTCCGCCCATAGCGGATCAAGATGGAAAAACACATCGCCACTACCATCGCCAGGCTGATGCCCGAAATATTCCGACCAGTCGGCGGCATAGGAAATTTTCGCCGCAGGCAACACCCCCTTCACCGCTCCCGCCAGGCTTTGCAGTTGCGCCACTGCGGGGTAAACGCTGGCGCTGTTGCGCACCGTCGTAATCCCGATCAGTTCCGATCCAATCACAAACGCATCCACGCCGCCCGCCACCGCGCACAGATGCGCATAATGCAGCACCATGCGCCGGAACCCCCAATCCGCAGGCCCGCTATAGCTGACGCTGGTTCCCGAAACCGAAAAATTCGCCGTGCTCGCATTGCCGAAAAATCCCGCAATCTGCGCCGTGGCCGCCGCTGTTTTATCCGGCGTTCCCGCCTGCCCGGATGCGGGATGACAGGTAATGCGTCCACGCCAGGGATACAGCCCTTGCCCGGCATTACCCGTATACGGATCAGGCAATGTGTTGCCCGCTGCAATATCCATCATGATAAACGGATAAAACAGCACCCTGATGCCGCGCGCCTTCAGGTCCGCAATCGCGCGCACCACCGCTGCATCTGTCGGCGTGCCGCCATAGGCGGGCGAACCATCAATCTGGCTCACCACATGCGCGGTGCTGCGATCAATCCCATCCACCAGCCAGAAATCTGGCAGCGTAATTTTATCGACGCTCTCCACCCCCGGCCGAATTTGACAGAACCCGGCGCGCAGATCCGTTCCAAACCACGACACCACCAGCGCAACGGATTTGCAGTTCACGCAGCTTTCCTGCAATTGATTCAGCGCCAGATCCCAGTCACTCAACCCACTCAGATTATTCTGGTTTTCCGGCGCAGTTTTCCCCTTGCCAATATCCCGGATCTGGATTTGCGGATCATAGCCAAACTCCGTGGAACCCGGAATCAGATCAACCCCGCGAATTAATTCCTCCACATCACTCAGTCCACGGAACACTTCAAAAGAAAGCTGCGGCACCCGGTTGCCAAACTGTTCCAGCGCCAGATCCTCAAACACCACATAGGCAAGATCGCGAAACCCCGGCGCACTGCCCGCGCCCTCAATGGCTTCGATCAAAGGGTCCGGCATCTGGTCTGGCGTGCCCCGATACACCCGGAAATTGACACCGCTTAAATCCAGCAGCCTTCCGTCTGCCCAAACCTGTCCGATACGGGTTATTTCGCCCTCACACAAGGCGACTGCAAAGCGGGCGAAATAGGAATAGCTGGTGGTGCTTGCCGCAGAACCGCCGCTGCGTCCGCCCAATCCTTTGCCGCCAATCCCGCCGCCCGAAGACTGGCTGGCCGTGCTGGCCACCTCTTTGAACTTCGCGGCCCAGATCACCTGGCCGGAAATCCGCACCCGGCCATAAATCCGCGCAATCGGCGCACCTTCTGTCGATGTCAGAATTCGCAGCTCATCCAGCCTGGGGCCTTCCGACTGCGCACCGCCCCGCCCGAACAGCCGTTGATCAATTAAATTGCCGGCAACGGCCGCGCCAAGCCCAAGTGCTGCGGTTGTAAAAAACCCCAGCCCCGCACTGCTGGCGGCAGCAGATGCGGCGGCTGTCAAAACCAGTGTCGCCATGAAATTTATTTCTCCTGTGCTGGAAACCGGAACGCATAGGCAGCGCGCCGCGCCCATGGGCCAAGCGCTTCTTCGCGCACCGCATGTCCCGAACAGGCGTGAATGATATGTCCGGGATCAGATAAAATACCGGCATGACGCGCTGGTCCGTTTCGCACCATGCGAAACATCAGCACATCCCCTGGTCCGGCCTCACCCGGCGCGATCTCCCGCATATGGCGGCGCGCGGCGTCCCGCATCATCTCCGCCGCCTCCGTTTCTGCCCAATCCATGGCGTAGGGCGGGGCCGCTTCCGGCTCCATGCCATACAGATCGCGCCATACACCGCGTATAAGCCCCAGACAGTCACAGCCCGCACCCCGGCAGCTCGCCTGATGCTGATAAGGCGTGCCAATCCATGCGCGCGCCGCTTCAATAATCAGTATGCTGCTCATATTACATCTGCCCGCCATCATTCACGTCACCCGAACGTGGATAAGTCTGTATCCAGTCGTTCCCCGGCATTAAATGAAACCCGCGAAAATTCACCGCATTGCTGAATTTCGTCCGGCAGGTCACAAATTGTTTGTCGCACCCCGCTGTAATGCTGAATGTATCGCCAGCCACAATGGGCTTCGGCATTGCCAGCCACAGATCAACCGTCACAACACCACCGGCCAGCGCATGCTGCTTCACCTCCATGGCCAACCCATTATTACCCCCGCTGGTCCAGCGGATTTTGCCCCGTGTAAACCATTCGCTGGTGAATGCGCCCAGGCCACCCGCAATAAATGACCGCCTGTTATCCGCAATAACCGGAATGCCCTGTACACTGCCAACACCCGTAAACGCGGACAACGCCAGATTGATTCCGCATTTTGCGCCGCCCAGATCAACATCGCAGCCATATTGATATAATCTGCCCTGCGGCTGATTCAGATGATGCGCCAGCCCCCGTACCTCGGCGCGAAATCCGGCGCTACTCCGGCTAACCTCCCCCAGATTACCGCTGGCCAGCACCACACGCTGGCTGACATTCTGCCAATTGACGCGCAATATCTGAATTTCCGCATTGTCAAATTTACCCGCCGCCAGATCGGCTTCGTTCAGCGCCGCCGTGCTCAGCGCGCCCATCACTTCCAGATCGTCGACATTCAGCCCCAGAGAGCTTTCCATCGCACTGGCTTCAAACCCGCTCAGCGCCGAATAGGTCACGCCCGCAAAAACCAGATCGCGGTCATGGCTGGTAAATCCGGATACCGCGCCGCTGCGCAACGTCAACTTCCAGCAATGACATAATGTCGTCGCGCCACTATCCATATGCGCCTGCATGCCCGTCGGCAGAATTTTCATAACCGCACCTCAATCAGTGAGATATTTGGTATCTGTCCGGCGCTGAACGCGGCCTGATTGATCTCCAGAAAATCCGCGTCAAACCGCACCGGCACATCAAACGCAAACCCCGCGCTGATGCTTATTCCCGCGCCCGGCGCCACTGAAAATGTGATTATCCCGCTCGTGCTGTCCACGCTGAACAGCCCGGCACCTTGCTCAACCCCGTTCAGCGCAACCCGCACCGAACCGGCCACCGGTTTGCGAATGGCGCGCGCATGGGACTGGCTGCCGCTGATATAATTTTTGTAGATCTGAAAACTGGCGGCGCTCCCGGTTCCCGTCCCGATGATCTGGTCATTCGGCCCAATCGCACTGCCTGGCGGCGATGATTGAAAATCGCTGAAATCCTTGAACCGGAATCCGTGTAACCGGCCGCCGCGCGCTTCAAAGAATGCAATCACCTGATGAATATCCCCAAGCGAGCGCACCCCATAACCCGCATTATAGCGCCGCCTTGAATCCGCCCACGGACTGTTTCGTTCCTCATACCCGCTGGCCAGCGTCACAATTTCCGTGCGCCGCTCCGGCCCGCCGCTGGCCCCAAGACTTATCCCCGTGGGAAAGCGTATTTCATGAAATGCCATTTCCGCTCCTGTTACAAATTGCGCCCGCCGCGCCCGGCCACCCTGGCAAGCATGGCGCCGATCTGCGCTTCGGACCGGCGCAGCCCTTCGGCGTCTGGCGTCGTCACATTGAAATTGATCGTCACCGGCCGCCCGGCCCCGCCATCGCCCGCGCGCACTCCCAGCCGCCCGTCCGCCCCGCGCGTCAGCGGCAGTATCGCTTCCGGCCCGGCCTCGCCCATTAATCCCGCCGCCCCGCCGCGCATCGGAAACACAGTTGGGCCGCTCACCACACCACCGCGCGCCAGCGGAATAACCCGCCCCTGCGAAAACGCATTGCCATTCGCATTGCGCATCATGCCGCCAAATAAATTACCCAGCCCCGATGTCACCGCACCCGAAAATGAATTGGCGGCAGAGCGCAATGTCTTCTGGCTTAACGACAGGATCACGGACCGGAAACTGTCCGACAGATCCTTGCCGCGCAGCGCAGCACCCGTAAAGGCGCGCGCCAGTATCTCCCCGGTGTCCCGCCCCGCACTGGCAAGCGTGCGCAGATCATTGCTATATTCGCGTGTACGCACGCGCAGCTCGCTTAGACGCTGCAACTGCTGATCGCTCTGCTGAAGCGTACTGCCAGTTCCCTGGCCCGTTTCATCAATCGGTGACATCCTCTACTCCCTGATCTGGAAACTGCGCGCACAGCGCATTCAGTTCGCGGCGTCCCATTACGGCTGATCCCTCCGCCCCAAATCCACCATTCAGATATCCGTCCAGCGCCGCCTGCAGCTCCTTCGGGCTTATCCGCCAGAATTGTTCCGGCGCCAGACGCAGCTGCCCAAAGGCCAGCCCCATCAGACGCCGCCAGGGAAAGGGGCAGGGCTTTCCCCGCTCCCCTCACGCGTACCCGGCGCCTCATCGGCGCCAAACGCCGCCTGCAACAGATGGATCACCAGCGAAAGATATCCCGCCACGCCGCCATCCACCTGCATGCGCCCAACCAGATCGTCGGCAATATCGTGCCCGGCCCCGCGCAACCCGGCGCCGATCACACACATGGCTTCGCGCGCCGTGATGCGTCCGCTCTCGAACCGCTGCGCCAGCGCAAGAATATCTTCCCCGCCCAGCTTTTCTTCCAGTTCCGCCAGCGCCCCCAATGTCAGACACAGCGTGTACGGCTTGCCATCCAGATTTGCAGAAATTTCACCCCGATGCAGATTGGCCATGCTCATATCACCGTGAAACCAGGCTGACCGGCACTTTCCAGCGCCAGCGAATAGGTCACCTCGCCATCATACTCCCCGGCATATTCCAGCGACGTAATCTGGAACGCGCCCTGAATAATCCCGAAGCCCGGCACAATCAGTTGCCAGTTGCGAATGCTCCCCTGGAAAAAATATCCGCGCACGGTTTCATCCGCCGTATCATCGCGAAACACCCCTGTACCACTCAACAATGCGGACTTGATTCCGGCTCCCTCCAGTATTTCGCGCCATCCATTGACGCTGTCCGCATTGGTAATATCCACCGGCCTCGCATTCAGCGAGAGGCTGCGGTTGCGCAATCCCGCTACTGTGACAAATATTCCAGCCCCTGTGCTATCCACCTTCAACAGCAGATCACGGCCCTTTTGTGCGGCCATCGCTCTCTCCTTTTTGTTTGTAAGAAAAATTAAACCGGATGGGTAACGGCGCGAAACCGCACCAGCCCATGGCGTGAAATGCCGTCCGGGTCCGGAAACTCATCGGCAAACACAAATCGCAAATCGATCAGATGATGCCCGCTCAGGCTCAACGCCACGCCATCCAGCGCCGTCAGAATGGCCGCCATCACCTGCTTCATTTCCTTGCGGCCCTGATAGCGCGACCAGATATGAATGCTCAGCGCATGTTGTTCGCCGCTCAAATCCCCCGCGCCCCAGGCCGTGGCTGTGGCGTCGCCCACCACCACATAAGGAAACGGCGCATTCTGCGGCACATGGTCATAAACCGGTTCCGTCAACAGCGAATCCAGGCGCGCAAAGACCGCCTGTTGCAGCTCCCATCCTGCCGCAGTCATGGGCATACCCCTCTCTTTTTTATGGATTGTTTTTGGTTGTCATTGCGGGCCGCGTAGCGGCGTGGCAATCCAGAGTCACGAACGCATGCCTTTTCCTGTAGCCCTGGATTGCCACGGCATGTTCCACGCCCTGCAATGACGGCTACTCAGACGCGGGCCTTACCCGCCCACACCTTCTTCACAGCGGCATTCCAGCCACTGGTTGCGTTCATTCACATTCCTGACGCTGCGAATGTTCAGAACGCGCAGCCCGGACAGTAGCCGGTCCGCCGGTGTAATATCTTCGCGATAGCGCAACCGGATCAGAAAATTCTGCACTGGCTGAAGCCGCAGCTCCCGGACTCTTTCACTGCCCGCAAGCGGTGTGATCCCCGCCCACAGTTCTGCAGTATCTGTCCAGCCTAAACTGACCCCGCCGCCCGCATCCGCTACCTCGCTGCGGCGTTGCAGAAGCACCCGGTGCCGCAATTCCCCGATCATGTCACAGCCTCATCATTCGATAGGGCGCCAGCAAGGCATGCACACCCAGCGGCAAAACATGCGGCCCGCCATCGGCGCCCTGCATCACTTCCCGGTTTTCGAAATAATGCGCCGTCAGCATCAGCACCGCCTGGCGCAGCGGCGCGGGCACATCCCCCGCCCCCGCGCCATAGCCGCAGGTAAAATCAATCTGCAATCCATTGGCGGACCGTTGCGGCAGCGGCACACTGGCTGCATTGCGCAACACCAGCCTTCCCGGCATACTTGCCGTATCCACAAAATAATTCGCCGCCGCCCACACGGCCCCCTGATCTGCATCATTAAACAAGGTCACCGCGCTCACCGACAGCAGCGGCGCTTTGGGAATCTCAATAAATCGCGCGGCGCCTGCGCTCATCGCACCGGGCCGCACCCCATCCCACCAGTCCTGCGGTACATTGCCGGGCCAGCCATCCAGCATCCAGCGCCAGCTTTGGCTGATCAGCGCCCGCCCGGTCCAGCTTTCCACCATCTGCCTGGCCGTGCGAATATGCCCCAGCATCAACGCCAGTTCGTCCTCGCTGCCGATGCGCAGATGCGCCTGCGCTTCCCCCTCGCTTACCGGCTCAATTGCGGGCGCGTTTACTAAACTCAACCGTTCACGGATCATTATCTCTGCTCCACTCTGACGGTGATGGAACGCTCATCCGTGCGCCCCTGCGATGTCGTGATGCGGTTGGTTAGCTGGTAAATCTGCCCCGCCACGCCGCCCGAAACCGTAATGCTCGCAACGCCTGCCGCACTGCCTGCGGAGTTTTGCGTCATATCTCCGGGAAATACCGTCCATACACTGCTGGCCAGCGTCTCCCCGCTTTGCAGATATCCGCCCGCCCAGTTAATCGCATAATCCAGAACTGCGCCCGGATCCTTGACATAAAACTGCATGCCCACACCCCTTATGCTGGATCGGCGATTTCAAGATCGAATACATTCACCGTCATGGTGTTGCCCGCCGTCACCGCCTGGCTCGCGCTCAGGCTGGTCACCGCCAGCAGCACACTTGCCGTGTCATCCACCAGCGCCACATGATCGGCGGTACCGCTGACATCCACGGGTATCCCGGTCTGCTGATTAACGGTCAGCTTGCGGCCCGAGACGTCGCCATTCGCAGGCCCCGTAAAATTCGCCGATGTAATGGCGCGTTGCCCGCATCTTTTACCCGTTGGGAAATTGGCGTTCGCTTCTGCATAGGTTAGTGGCGCGCCAATGCACACCACCAGCCTGTCTGCGGTTGTCCTGATCTGGTTCAACGCCGCATCCAGTACGCCATCATCTACTGTCTTTGCCATGGTTTACTCCGTGATTGATTTTGAACGGCTACCCATCAGCATCTGCACACCGCGCGCATCGCTGCTGATATTTCTTTTGCGTAAATTGGCGCCGGTGCCCGACTTTCTGAAGTCAGGCGTGCTTTGCGCATTCATCGCAAGCGGCGGGGAATTGGAGGAAAACGCGAAATACATTTCCTGTGCCGGTAAATTATGATTCTGCAAAAATGCAGGGATATCAGCACTGGAAGCAAAGAAACTTTTTGCCGGGTTTAATACGCTTCCAATATTTAGCGCAGGCGTCTCAAAGTTTTCCGCGATAAAAGCATCCACCGGGGCCATAACATGATTTTGCGAAATCGCTGATGTTTCGAATTGAAGACTGCCCGTCAAATCGGCCGGGCTTAAAACGGCATCGCCACCCGCCGGCGTCCACACCCCGCGCCACTCCGCAGCGGGCCGGAACATGCAGAACGGATCGCGCGCCAGCATCCGCATTTCCGCATTGTTCAGCGCGCGGTTCCATGCTGCAACCAGAACGATGTTGCAGGCGGGATCAATCCTGCCAGACGCCGTATCCTCGGCGTGGTTGCCTATTGCGATACCTGCCGTCGTGCTGCCAATGGTCTGCACTGACCCGGTTGTACTGCCCCGGACAATCCCGTCACTTAAAAGTTCCAGGGCAGTTCCTCTGCGCCGCCCGCCAAACATATGATATTTGCCGTCAACCAGACCCGCCACATGGCAAGATACAGCCGACCCGCCAGTATCAGTGTAAAACCCCAGCTGTCCTGAAATACCGCCGGAGTTAGGCAGAATAAAAACCCGGGTAGCCGTTCCGCCGGAAGCTTGCGAGAAAGTCGCCGATTGCCGCGCCTCTGCCCTGGGATTAGCCAGGGTGACAATCGTGAAATCACCGGTATATGCCCCATTTGATGTTTTCAGGGGCGCAAAATCCGTTTGGTTCAGAACGTCTCCGGCGGCAGACACGCCGACACCCAAACCATATGGCGTGCCTCGCCACCGGAGGTTGGCTCCCGCGGCCAGATTCGCCCCGGCCAGCGGCCCTCCATGCGGACCCAGCAATGCGCCTTTGCCGGCCCAGCCCCATAGCGGCGCGATAAATGCCAGCCCTTTCCACAGGCTCTGCGCCTCCGGCGCAATCAGCGCGGGCGCAACATTCCAGATCGGCGGTTTCTGTTGCATCTGCGTATTACGCGCTCACCCCGTCCAGAATGTACGCGCCGCCCATGGTGTAGGTGTTGGCGGCGCCCGTGCTCAGCCCGCCGATACGGAACTTGCGCACCCCCATCACGGTGAATGCGAAATATTCCGCATTAATCGTCGCAGGCTTGAGGGTGAACTGCATGAAGGGAAAAACATCCCAGACCTCGCTGCTCGCATCCAGCGTGGTGTACACGGACACCTGCAAACTGTCGGTGACGGCAGAGGCATGCTCATTGTCCAGCTTCAACTGCACATGGCACAGCTCACGCGGGTTCAGCGTCACAGCGGCCAGAAATTTTTCCACGCTGTTATTGATCCCCGTCTGATCTGTGAAACCCTGTTTCGTGCCCCAGGCCATTTCAGATTCCTCGTAAAAATTTCAAAAAAAAGGGCGGAATTTTCATTCCGCCCTGGCCGGTTTATGCAATAGCTGAATTTTACGACACGCCGAATTTCAGCAGCTTGATCGCCTCGAAATTCTGCACGCCGCCGCCAACGCGCTTGGTGGTGTAAAACAGCACATAGGGTTTCGCCGTGTACGGATCGCGCAGCACCCGGATGCCCAGACGGTCCACCACCAGATAGCCGCGCTTGAAATCGCCAAACGCAATGCTGAAACTGTTGGCGGCCAGGCCTGGCATGTCTTCGGATTCCGTGACCGGATAACCCATCAGGGTTGAGGGCTGCCCCGCCACCACCGATGGCTGCCACAGATACATGCCGTTCGCGTCCCTGAACTTGCGAATTTCGGCCTGCACAGTACGGTTCAGCACCCAGTTGGCGTTCGACCGGTAGCCCTGCTTCAAGGTGTAAATCAGATTGACCAGCGCATCGCCCGGATTACTGGCCGCAAACGCCCCCGCAACACCCGTCGCCAGATACCCCATATTGCCCCACGTCCAGGACGCATTGGCCACATTGGTATAAGACAAAAAACCCTTGGGCTTGTTCACCCCATCGCCACTGACGAAGGCCAGACTTTCCTGCTCGGCAAAAATAATCTGCACTTCATCCGCCAGCCAGGCTTCGGTGTCCACCGCCGCATCATCCAGAATGATCTGGGTCGCCGACGGCATCGCATAAATTTCCATTGCTGGAAAACTCAGCTCCACGAGATTTGGCGTCGTTGTTTGCGGACGCGCCGCTGTTTCCCCAACCCAGCCGGTGCTGGCGCTGGCCGTCGCAAACGGCTTTTTATACACATTGCCGCTGATTTTCTGCACACCGGCAATGGATCGAATGGGCGACGCCACTGACAGCAGCCGGTCAATCCGGCGCTCGGTTTCCGGCGTCACCAGAAAACCGCCATCTGCACTTACGCCCACCGACAGCGCCTTGCCTTCCAGCGCCATCAGCCCCGCCTCATCGCCCCTGCGCATATAACGCTCAAATCCTGCCTTGTGCTCGCGTTCATACGCACTGCGCGGTACGCCATCGGATGCGAAATCCGGCCGCACATTTGACAGCATCATTTCATCCATGCGCTGCTTGTGCTCATCCAGCTCGTGGTTAATCCGGGCCAGCTGTTCACGGGTCAGCATGTCTTCGCCCAGGCGGGTGTTAATCTCACCCAGCCTCTGATCATTGGTGCTCTTGTACGCCTCAAAGGTGCGTTTGAACTGGCCGAACTCCGCCTTCACTTCACGGGTTACGGGTATCTCCTGATCGTTCTGGTTCATGTCTTTCCTCATGGTTGCATTGCATTGCTTGCCTGCCGGATGGCATGGGCAAGTTCACGTAAATCCTGATCAGCGTCCCGCTGAGCATCGGTCGAAAGAAATCCATGCGCAGCAATGCGCCTGGCTTCATTGCGGCTAAACCCCCCTGCATCCCGCAGAAAGGTTTCAAAATCGCACAATGTGACAGGCTGTTTGACGTCCGCCACCCGCGCCGCCTCATTCATGGGAAATGTCACAATCGATATTTCCCAAAGATCAATCTCAAGCAGCATGCGGATTCCGGTGCGTTCATCCATCCGTGCACGCACGGTTCGAAAGCCAATGGAAAGCCCGTCAATGGCGCCCGCCCGCAACAGCGACAGCGCCTCACGGCCCCGCGCCAAATCCCCCAGAATCCGCCCGCGCACCAACAGCCCGCGCGCATCTTCCGCAATATGCTCCCACACCCCGATCGGCTCATTGGGATCATGCTGCCACAACATGCGCACCTGCGCCGCGGGGCGCGCCGCAAGGGAATTTTTGAACGCCCCCGGCGCAACGCTATCCCCGCCTGAATCCGCATTGCCAAACACGCTGGCATAGCCCTCGATCACCCCATCATCCCCAACTGCGCGCACATCCGCCGCCAGCTTGATTTCCAGTTGATCGTCCGTATACATCTTTTCTCCCGGCATAAAAAAAGCGCCCCGGGGGCGCTGCGATTAAATCACCAAAGCGTTCTGCAATTAGATTGATGCACCAATTTCTACGCCGTCATTGCGAGCCGACCCGCTGCGCCAGCGCTAGCGCGGCGAGAGGCGAAGCAATCCAGGAATCACACGGAAAAGCTCTGCTTTTTGGTTTCTGGATTGCCACGGCGCGTTCCGCGCCTCGCAATGACGATGGAGAGCCGACTTAACGCCATCTCATTTGGCGTCACATATGCCAGAAGCGTTTTGGCGCAGGATCAATCCCCTGCAAGGGTTGACGGCCCGTCAATACATAGACTTCCAAATTTACACCTCATTCGCCCTTCTTCCCCTCCCGCCGCTCCAGCTTCGCCTCAATCCTTGCCAGCGCCTCCAGCACATGGCGCAGTTTTTCTTCCTGGCGCACCAGGCGCTCGGCCATGTCCGCCTGCACCAAAGACACGCCTTCCAGCCGCGACACCCGCTCGTTCATGCCGCCGGCCCAGATCAGCGCCGTGCCGATCTGCACTCCCAGCAGCAAAAACAGCATCACCGGCACCCGGCGGTCGATCCCCCAGCCGGGTTTTTCCATGCCCTCAATCGCGCTCATTACGTCACCCTTGTTTATGATTTGTTCTTGACATCGGAAAACCTGTCCCCGTCCGCCACCGGCGCATATCCGGCCGCCGCGCGCTTTTCATTGATGGTCAGAAAATCCGCCGCGCGCACCCGCTCCCACAAACTATCGCGGTCCACCGACAGCGCCTCCACCTGATCCGCGTCATACCACAGCCGCAAGCCCGGACCAAAGCGCGGCCCCAGCCACTGGTTCAGCGCCGCGCACGCTTTACCCGCCAGCGGCAAAATACATTGCCTGTGAAACGCCAGATTGGCTTCGCGGTAATTGGCATAGGTATTGTCCCCCTGAATGCCCAGCAGCATCGGCGGCACCCCGAACGCCAGCGCAATTTCGCGCGCCGCCACATGTTTGGACTGAATGAAATCCATGTCTTTCGGGTTAAACGACATTTCCTTCCAGTCCAGCCCGCCTTCCAATAACAAAGGCCGTCCCGCATTGACCGGCCCCTGATAATTGTCCGACAATTCCTGTTTCAGCCGCGTCACCTGGTCCTGGCTCAGATTGGGACTTCCATCCGTACCATGATAAATCAGCGCGCCCGATGGCCGCGCCCCGTTATCCAGCAGCGCCTTGTTCCACCCCGCTGCCGCATTGTGCAGATCAATGCCCAGCGCCGCCGCCTCAATCGGCGAAAATCCATAATGATCATTGCCGGGATGAAACAGCTTCATATGCAAGATCGGTAACCGCCCGCGCAAGGCGTCCATCTCAAAACGCACAGACTTGCCGCCCGCCGAATATTCATAGGCGGCGGGCCATCCCCGCGCACCCGGCACCACCTTCATCCGGTCCGGGCGCAGCACATATAATTCACGCACCGCCCCGCGCAGTTCCGCCGCCTCAAGATAGGCGTTGCCGGCAATCTGCAAAAATCCGAACCAGGCTTCCTTTAATTCCGCGCCGCTCTGCAACGGGTTGGGCCGCGCCAGCAGTTCCAATAATGGATGCGTGTCCAGCTCCCGTTCCCGCCCGCCTGCGCCTTCATACAAAACCCACGGCACAGCGGCGGCCGTTTCGCTGATCATCCGTACACAGCGATAGGCAATCGCATTGCGCGCAAAGCCCTCATGCGCCAGATCGCCATAATGGCGCGGCGTCCAGACGGGCGTCCCCTGGCCATGCAGCGCAATCAGGGATCCCGCAACGCTTTGCTTGGCCGCCACCCCGGAACGAAAACCTGGCCGCCGAAAAATGCTGAATGTGTCCCTCACGCCCGTTCCTTTCCCTGATTATAATCGCCACACGCGCGGCTCGCCCGCTTCGCCCGTCAGCATCAAATCCGTTAACGCCCAGACCAGCGCATCCACCCGGTCCGGGCTCCATCCCGCAACGCTGCGGTTAAAGCCCCGGGTAAATTCCGCCATCTCATCTTCCAGCGTCGGCAATGCCCCCACATGATGCACCCGGCTTTGTTCATACAGCGCCGATACCGGCTCGGCGCGCGCGGCCTTGCCCCGGCTGGCGTTCACGGACCGCACCGGCGCGTTCGCATCGACCTGGCGGATCACCGCTTCCACCATGTCGCCGCCCTGATTGACTTCCGCCACCAGACGGTCCGCCTGAAAATCCCGGAAGGCCGCAACCGCGCGGCTGGCCCAGATATGCGGGCTAACGCCCTGTATGGAATAATCCGCCAGCACATAGCCATGCCCATCCACCCCCAGCCCCGCCACAATAATCCCGCATGCGTCGCTGTTAACGGTGCTGGCCGCTGGCGGATCAACCGCCACCACAATGCGCATCAATTCCGGCGCCACTGTCACCCGGCAAATATCGATCTGCCCCCGGCGCCACAAGGCGTCGGGATTATCCTCCAGCAGCTCCGCCAGCAATTCCTGGCGGCCCAGCTGCGTACCTTCATATTGCGCTGTAATGCGTTCAAAAAACTGCGGCGCCAGATTGGCCGCGTTGGTGTAACTCGTCGCGCGCGACACCACGGTATTTGCATCGCTGAGTAAATCGCGCAGCAACCGTACCGGGCGCGGCGTCGTCGTAATCACCTGGCGCGGATCCGCGCCCAGCCGCAATCCGAATTGCAGCATGTCCCATGTTTCGCGCGCATGGCGCCATTTGGTCAGTTCATCCGCCCACGCCCCATCAAATTGCGGGCCGCGCAGCCCATCCGGGTCTTCGGCGGAAAATAATTGCGCCTGCGCCCCATTGGGCCAGATCACACGCCGCTTCGACGCCTCATATTTTGGCCGCGCCCAGGGCGGCGAAATCGCCAATATGCCGCTTTCGCCTTCCACCATCACATCGCGCGCCGCACTGATGGTTTCGCCTATCAGCGCAATGCGCGCCCGCTGCCCACGCCCCAGCGGCGTCTTGCCAGTAACAGAGGCCCGCACCCATTCCGCACCGGCGCGGGTTTTGCCCGCACCCCGGCCACCCAGCAACAGCCAGCTCACCCATTTGCCAGCCGGGGCCAATTGATCCTCACGCGCCCAGAACGGCCACTGCCAATTGATCTGCCTGCGGATATCCGAAGAAAGCGCGTCAATAATCTTATTCCTCTGCTTTTGCGGCAGCGAGGCGAGCCAGTCGGCGTTGTACTTCATCCCAGCCATCCTCCGCCCCCGCAATATTTTCTGGCCCGCTTCGATCTTCCGCCATCTTTGTACTGGCCGTTGCGTCGCGCTCCAGCACCGTCAATTTTTCCAGCGCCCGCGCCAGCGATGTCAGAATATCGGCCGCGCCCTTTTTTTCCGTGGCGCTCATCCCCGGCTTGCCGGGATGATCCAGATGCCGCTCCAGCTCATCCGCCAGCCGGTTGACAATCCCCATCATCCGCCCCAGCGCGCGGCCGGCATTGATATTTTCCTGCGGCTTGCTGCGGCCCGTGCGTGACCGTTTTGCAAACCTCCTCCGCACCGGCTTTTTGACTTTTCCCGTCTCAACAATGGGGCCTGGCCGCGCCCACCCGTCCCGCTTCGCCTTCGCATGGATTGTGATGGCCGCCAGCCCATACTTGCAGGCAAGCTCCACCACCGGAATATCGCTCGCATGATAGTCGCGCGCCACCGCCTCCCACTCAATTTTCCGCCTGGTCAT